GTCTTCGCGCGCAAGATCTTCGGCTCCGCAGAAAACGCCATCGGCCACCACTTCAAGATCGCAGATGGAACGCGCATCGAAGTGGCCGGCATTGTTGAGAACGGAAAATACACCGCGAACATGGCCGAAGATCCGCAGCCGGCGATGTTTCGTCCCGTCCTTCAAAGCCCCCAGAACGACACCTGGCTCGTGCTGCGTTCAAGCCGCGATCCGCAACAATTGGCGGCCGCGATCAGGCGCAAGCTGCATGGCCTCGATCCCGGGCTTCCGTCATTCATCCAGACATGGAACCAGGAGATGAATGGCGCGCTGTTTGCTTCGCGGATGGCGACGCTCTCACTCGGCGTGCTCGGCCTGATGGGCGCGATGCTTTCAATTACGGGTATCTTTGGCATGGCCGCCTACTCGGTAAGCAAGCGGCTTAAAGAGCTTGGAATCCGCGTAGCTCTTGGTGCGCAGCGGATGGAGTTGTTGCGGTCTGCCCTGGGGCGAGCCATCCGCTTGCTGGCGATTGGCTCGGCTGCGGGACTTGTATTCGGATTGCTCGCTTCGCGTGTGCTGGCCTCCATCGTCTACCAGGCCACTCCCCGCGATCCGCTGGTGCTCGGCGGAGTGTTATTGGCAATGGCGCTCTTGGGACTGGTGGCAACGTGGCTTCCGGCGCAGCGGGCGCTGCAGGTCGATCCGCTGGTGCTGCTGCGCGAGGACTGAAGCGACGCGACAGGGCGCCGCTGCTCTTGCAGAACCTGCAAGAGTATGCGCCCGCGAAGAGATGCGATGTGGATTGATCCTGTTTCTGGTTAGGCGATCGAGTATTTATCCAGATAAGAGGGTGCGCTGACAGCGTGCTCGAGTGGAGTGTAGAAATCCGCGCCGTACTGAATGCTTTGGGGAGCGGGAGCCTCGATGGTGATGGCGAGAAGCTGGTCGGATAGAGCCTGCTCGATCCGCTGTTCGAGCCTCCGCCGCGCTTCGACCTCGGGAGAATTTTCCGTATCCGGTCCGTCGTGCTTTTCTGCCTTCTTAAATGGGGAAAGCATCGAGAAGAGACTACGATTCTGCGTCATTTATTTCTATCTCCTAAGGAAGCGCGCTCTCGATGGGCGGTCAGCGACCTGAACGATTACTGGACAAATCCTAGCTGGAAAAGAATTTAAGATCATCCCCTGACGGTCACCGGGTACTCCAATTAAAGAGTCACCTAAAGGGTCACCGCTTTTTCGGCGGTGGTCACCGGATTTCTGGTACTTCAGAAACGGGACCTAAGTCATGACTGACGTGGGTTCGCGACGGCAGGGGTGGCCAAGACTCTGAACGATGAAGTGCGGTCAGTCTTAGGGATAAAAGAGACAAATTCATCCTTCCCACTCATCCCGCGATCGAAATGCGGCATGGATGGGTCACACCATTGTTCCTTGCGAGCCGCCCCGGCTATTTCGAGAAGAGGCCTGAACCGCCCCGGTTCATGTGGACAGCAGCTTTGTGCGCCGCCCGGTTGACGATCCGGCTCAGTCTCTTGCTCGGGACCATGGGCTTTGGCTCTTCGCGTTCCGACGTGGGAAGACCTGGTGCCTGGGGCTTCTCGCTGTCACTTTGCAGATTGAGCTTGAGGATGGACTCCATGGCTGGACCCTCCGAGAGTATTGTGATCCAAACGGTGGGAAAGGCAAGCCCGCGACGAACAATTTTGCGTGACAGGGATCACAGGTGTTGGGGGTGGGGTGGAGGTGTCACTCCCGGCCCCAAGCGCCGGAAATGGGGAGCGCCCCCGGACTCTGGGCGGAAGTCTCTTATTTTCATGGTTTTATGGGACTCTCGCCAAGCACCTCTCAGCAAAGGATTTAGCCGCAGAAATGCCCAAATAAAGGATTTACCGCTTAGGAGTTAGGGGCAGGGATCCGTAGTCAGGGAATCGGGGACCTCTTTGCCTGCTGTGGCTGCCAGAATTAAGTGTCACTGGTTCCCAGAATTAAGTGTCACAGGTGTGACAAATAATTCTGGGATTCTGGGGCTGAGCAGGTGCCTATATCCCATTTTTCATAGCATCCGTTGGACCCAACCGCCAATCTACCGGCAGCCGCCATCGACCCTCATGGTTTGAGTGATGGCTGGGCTGGCACCCCCCCCCTTCATTTAATCGAGAAGGAAGCGAAGGCATTGCCGCCCCCGGAATATTGGGACCATTGCGGAATACTTAGAGTGGGAGGCGAAATTGCGCTGCCAGTGGCTCCGACTTGAGATACATAGCCAGTTAGCACTCTTGCCGTGGCCTGATTCGGCCATCCATCCACACCAAAAGCCTTCCAATCAGAAGAGAGTGCCGGAGGGCTAAACAGAGAATCTGAGAAAAGGGATGTTGTAGCCAGTTCTCCGACAAAGCTCTGCGCTCCAAACACAAGAGAGCCTGCTGTGGGTGTAATAGAAGGAAAAAGCGTTGTGGCGCTGTCGGCCTGACTTGATGCACTTAATTGGTCAAAAGTTCGTGCGCCCGATAGTTCAAAGAAGTAGCAGGCAAAGCTAGACGTTGCCCCAGAAAACACAGCACTCGTGTCCGACGCTGATGTTTTTTGAATGAGCGCCAACCGCGCGTAAGTTGTGCCGACTTGGTTGAAATCTACTGTCCATCCCGAGGGAAAGGTGACCGTGGCACTGCCATCGAGCGAACACAAGATAAAGGCCGTGGCCCCCCCAGATTGAAGGGCATGCGGAAAAGTCAGGGTGTAAGAAGCGGTCTGCGCAAACGATCCGGTCTGCGCTTCCTGAATTACCGTGAAAGGGAACCCTCCACTCCCGCCACCTCCACTCGGCGTCCCCCATTTAATACCTGTCGCTTGCGTCGAATCGGCTTCGAGGAATGTACCATCGGCCCCAACCGGGATGCGCTGATTTCCAGTATCGTATCCAAACAAATCGCCTTTGGTGGTGAGAGGGGATGTGCCGCTTGGCGTGTCGAACACCCATGTTGATCCGGTCCAGTGTGGGTATCCACTACTTAATGAGGGCAGAGCATGGTTCAAAATTCCAACCACCTCTTGGCTACTACCTGAGCCACCCAAGTCACCGGCTGCGGTGAAGCTCCCCGAGCTTATCGAGTTTCCCGTGCCCGCATCGGAAACTGGTGTGGTGATGTGGGTGGGATCGATCGAATTTGCGTTGCTCGCTGTATTGTGATTGCTCGATGAATCGAACGAGACTCCGATTGCATCTTGCCCACTGATCGCATTTGAACTGAAGGTATTGTAGGACGAACTTGCAAAAGATACTGATGTCGCGGTCGTTCCATCCGCCACAATTGTGCTTCCGGTGATGCTGCTGTTGTTGACGCCGTTCAAAACAATTTGTGAGTTGTTTCCTTGCTGGTAGAAATGATTGTTGCTCAAAGTCAAATATGCAGAGGACGTTGCGGCGATCCCACTTGAATAAAAGATGCTGTTTGTGATCGTCACGCCGGTGGCGTCATTGATGACAATTCCGTCGTTCGCATAGCACCAACCGCCGTCTACCACAGCGCTCTCGGGTGATCCGGCCACCCCATAAAATTCGCCGCAATAGGTGTCTGAATCGTTCACCATATTAGGGAAAAGGATGTTCTGAAAATCCGCCGCGCCCACGAAGAATCCATAGGCGAGGTTGTAGCTCGTTTGATTGCTTGCGGTCAGATCGGCATTCGTTAAAGGACCACCTGCCATGACCAGGCCATATGAAGTGGTACATGTTCCGGTTGATCTGCTCGAAGCATTCCAATCGAGTGTAGGTGAATTTTGCTCACCGTTGGAAAAGACGAATCCCTCGCAGGTGCCTGTGTATCCAGTTACGCCGTTATATCCCCAGTCAGCTTGATTGAAAGAGATGACGCCCAGTGTATAGCTGGGAACATTGTGAAAATAGTACGGAATAAGACTGTCGCTGGACTCTGTGTGCGTGAGAATCATCCCACCCGCATCGACGAATTCAGCCCCGTAAGTACCGGTTGGAGCAACCGAGCGAGCTAAAGAAAAACTATCGAACTTGTTGTACAGAATCATTCCGCCCGGAGCACTTGAGCCATTCACATCCAGCGTTACAGCCGTCGCGGATGTGCTCATAAGCATTGAGGGATTTTGAGTGCCGCTGACAAAATGGCCCGCTCCCGCACCATGAATGCCTTGGCGCGATGCGGTGATATTTACAGTTCCGCTCACACAGTAGATGCCGCTCTGTAGGACCACTTGTCCTGATGAAAGCGAACTTACCGCCGCGTTCAGTCCTGTCGTGTTATCGGTGCCCGTGCCGCTCGCTGTGCAATCGTTCACCGCGCCAAACCATTCCACGGGTACAAGGCTTTCTAACAACCCAAATTTGACGGTAGACGTTCCCGCGAAGTGTTGATTGAGTGTGCCTGAGACATTGCCCGGAATTGTGAGCGTGAAAGCACCGTTCACAGTCCATTCGCCGCCCGCCAGAAATTGCAGATTTACGTTGCTAGAGAGTGTGTGACTGGCGCTGAGCGTGATGGTTTGAGGGTTCTGCACGATGTAGGTGCAGGCCGAGCTGCACTCGCTTTCAATTGAGGTGAGCGTGTCTCCGCTCTGCGAATAGAAGAGTTGCCCAACAACCGAATAGGCGGTTCCAGCGGCGTTCGACGCAACGATCTGGCCAGGCGCGGTGGCTGTTGGCATCGATCCGCCGCCCGACGGCACGTTTCCGATCGTCTGAAGCTCCCAGTCCGCGCCGTCATAGCAGGCCACCACCGTCTTATTCGCGGGCATGTCGCCAGCCGCGAGGGTTGTCATCCCCAGCCATTTTGCAACCGGCTGGGCCCCGAGCGCGTTAACATTCAGGGTCAGCCCAGTTCCGCTATTCGGCGTCGTCGTCGAGTAGGCGACGCAGCTGCCGGCCAGGGGCGTGAACGTAGGCGTCGTCGCGCAGCTCTGAGCGGTCCCAGAACCTGAGGTGTCAGCGCACGCAGGCAATCCTGCGCCGCCACCACTCGTCATTGCAACGCAAGTGTTCGTTCCCGGTGCATAGACGCATCCGCTCGGCCCGGTTGGCCACTTGATCTGGACGGGATTAAATTGCTGAGCCTGAGCCAGCGAACCGATAAAACAAAGCACGATTACAAATGCGAGCCTACGAAGCATAGAGTTCATGAGTTTCTCCGGATTGAGGTAGTGCGCTGGTGAGCAGGGTCAGCGTGTTCCCGGCGATCGAATAAAACAGGCCGTATTTCATCTTTTGGCCGTTGTAGAAATACATCGAAGCGGCCGGGAACTGGGGCGCGGAAGGCAGCGCGTAGGTCGCGGCGCCGTTTGCCGCGGGCAGTGCGATGGGAGCGAGACTAAAGCTCGCCGGCGTGATATCAACCCAAGCGGTGCCATTGTCGCGATAGAGCCTGAATGTATCGCTCGCAAGATAGAGTCGCCCATCGATGCCGAAAGCCGGAATCGCTGCATATGTGCCGGTTGCAATCACGGCTGAAAGTGTCGTCATCCTTCGCTCCTAATCGACATCGATCGTATCTCCCGTGTCGGTGTAAATAATGGTGCCGTCATCTTCAGTGAGAAGATTTCCGGTCAACACTGAACCCCAGACGCTCACCGCGGCGTTGCCAGAGGCTGTGGGATCGCCGACGCTTGTCGCGGTCACAGTATGGTCCCCGGCAGCATTCGGCGCGTTGTAGAGGCCGCTGGCGTCGATGGTGCCGGCAGTCAGACTGCCTCCCACAATGCCGTCTACGCTCCATGTCACATTAGGATTTGCGTTGCCGGTCACCGTCGCCGTGAACTGCTGCGTCGCGCCCGCGGCAAGCGTCGCGGATGCAGGAGCGACGGTGACGAGGGTCGGAGTAGCTTCGCCACTCTCGCAATACAGCGCAAAGACGTCGGCCGTTCCGTACCAGGTGTCGCCGGATCCGTCCTGAAAGAAAATGACAACCTGATTATTCGCATCGAGGTAACAACCGCCGATTCCCTGGGCATGATTTGACCCGGACTCATACGTTCCGTCGCTCGATCCGGCAATAGCCTCAAGCGTGGTGGCCGCGCCGGCCGCGGCTGGAATGCCCAGCCCCGCGCCATTGGCAAGATTCTTCGATACGCCGACGCCGAATTTCTGCCCGGTCGAGAGCGTGCATTCAGCCCACACCGCGCCCTCGACCGTCTCCGTCGTGAACGTGCCCATGTTGTTCTGGAAGGCGAAGATCAGCACATTAGCGTTGCCGTGCCAGGTGTGGCCCGAGTCGTCGCCGACATTGAAGTGAACCACGCCGCCGGAATCGACGAATGCGCCGACCAGGAACATGATGTTGCCGTTCGGAGCCTGGTCATGCATAAAGGCCACGGCGAAGCGCGGATCGAAAGTAAAACCCGCCGGCATATCGGCGCCGGTGATTGTCGTTCCATCGGCCAGAATCCCCTGGCCGAAGGCGATCTTCTCGCCGCCGGCGAGCGTGAGCACAACCCAGTTGATGCCGCCGATCGGCGCGATGGCGACGGAGGTGTCGAGCCAGGTCAGCGCGCCATAGCCTACATCGCCGCCCCAATCGTTGCCGTCGTCGTCATCGTAAACAAGGCTGAGTTGGCGCGATGACGAGGCATCGCAGAGCTCAATGGTGTGCGCCGAGTGAAAGTTGATGTTGGTGCCGGCTGCAGAAGCCCACGCCAGCATGTTCGCGGGCGGAAAGCCCGTAGAAGGCAATTGGAATTGAGTGCCGCTCCCCTCAATCCCGGTGAAGAAGACGAACTGGCCGCCGTCGGCCGTGGGAATGCTCGTATAGTTCGTGTCATTACCTGGATCGCTGCCGGGCACGCTCGGCCAGCCGGCCTGATCGGCGTCGCTGTCGTCGTAGAAAATTGCGGGATTGTAAGGCCCAAGCGCGAAACCAAGCTCGCCGCCGGCCGCATCGGGAATCAGCGAGATGCTTCCTTTGTTGCCGCTTGCCTGCGCGGTTGGCGGAACGAATTCCTTGGGATCGATGACCTCATATTCGCCCGCATAGGTTGCGCTCAGCGTCTCGTCTACGGTCACTACGTCGCCGGGCTCGACCGCGCAAGCGAGATTTCCAGCCGCATCCTGCGCGAACATCGAAGTGCGCAGCTTAATGAAAGGCGGCGTCACATAGGCGCCGTCGAGCTGTCCGTTCGCGCCGGTGACATCGACACCCAGCGCGCGATCGCGCTCGTAGCGTGCGATGCGGCTGGCCTGGTCATATGTGCTGGTCGCAAAATCGAGCGCGTTTTTCACCTTGTTGCGCAGCCGTGGAATCTGCAACCCAACCGCGCCGCGCGCCAGCATGTTCGCTTTATGCCAAAACTCCGGTGAACGCTCCTTGAAACGTGAATAGAGCAGCCCGATGCCGCCGCCGGCGCCTACCGCCGCGGGATAGTTCGAACCCTTGCGATCGAGAACCATCGTCGTGGGATCGACTTCTTCCGGCGTTCCCACATAGAGCACGTCGGGCACGCTGTAGACCTGCCACTCGCCGTCATATGTCGTATTTGTTCCGCCGATCACAATAAAATCGTCGGCATTGCAGGGATGCGGCAAAGTCGTGGTCAGCACCGGCCGTCCATTCGCGGTGCAGGTGATCGAGGCAATCTGATTGCACTCCGGTACCAGCAGGTCGCGGAAGGTGGCCACATAGCGATTCGCAGCGGTGTTGATTGCTTGATCGTCCGCCTCGAAACTTCCCGGCAAAATCACTTGGCGCGTGAAAGTGAAGACCGAGCCCCGCGGCATGTCGCAGTTGATCGCATACTTGCCGCCGTAGCTCGAATAAAAGCTACGGCACACGAGCGCAATCTGCGCCTCGATCGCCTGCAGCGAGGTCTGCTGCGCGAAGCTGTAGCTGCCCTGGAAACGCCGCCGGCCGTTGGGGAGAAACTCATCGAAGTACTGCGCCGACGTGTAGATCTTGTTCCAGTCAAAGCACGCCTTTACCGCGGCAGGCAGATCGTCGATGCCGGCGGTCAGATCGATATTGAATTCGGGAAACAGCTTGCGCCGGCAGCGGATATCGACCCAATGCCAGGCCGGGTTTGTCGTGAAGGCGTAGCCGGTCATGTTGCCGTTCGCATCGAACAGCCGGCATTTCAACGCCCGCCACGTCCCGGCAGGTGCGATATCGGTCCATTGCGAAGGATCGTCGCGGTGGTTGTTGGTCTGGTTCTGGATCTGCTGTTTGCGCATGATCGCGTAATAAGCGATCCGCGAATAGCACAGCGGATTGATGGCGGGAGGAAACTGCGCGAAGAGAACATCGACGCCCTGATCAGGTCCGCTCGAACTCGGCACCAGGCCGCCGCCGATGGTCGCGTCCGTCCCAGGGTGAACATTGAAGACGAAATCCCAGCCGCCATCAAGTGCCTGTTTCCATTGCTGGCCGCCGAACGCGCCGCCTGGCGGAGATCCCGCCACATCGCCGCGCCACACCAGCTCGTCGTTTATCCACAAGTCGATGCAGCCGTCCCACTCGCCCTGGCCGAGCAGCCAGATCCCGACGCGCGTGTAATCCATCCACGAGTTGCCGGTATCCTGCAGCTGGTAATACTCGGCGCGCTTGCCGGTCACCCAGACGTAGCCGTAGCTCAGTGGCGCCGGCGTCCCTGTCGTGTCGCTCGCGCTCGATGCCTGAGTTGTGGATGCGTTCGGCACTAGAACTTTCTCCTGCGATTGATGACCTGTAGCGGTGTGTTCGCCGTGGTCTCGCCATAGTTCTTTTCAAAATCATTGAGTACGACGAAAATGCGTTCGATCACCTGGCACGTCTGGTAGCTGTATTGGCACTCCGTCGCGCCAGTCGCGCCACACTGCGGCGAGCTCCACCGCCATTGGCAGGTTTCCGAGTACTCCTCGGCCGGCGTATCATCCTGCGCTGGATTGATTGCGGGCGCGCCTTTGAGCGTGACCGTGTCGACGCCGACGTCGTCGACGGTGAGTGTGCCCTGGGCTTCGATCCATGAAGCCTGCGCATCCGGCTGCCAGCAGCGATAGACGAAATAGGCGCCTTCGAGCGCCGAGCGCCGCATGATCTTCTCGAAATCGCGCGAGATCGAATCGCCGCTGAGGTTCTGCAAAATAAAGTTGCCCACATCGGTCTGCGAACTGCGATGGAAGGTGAGCTTCGGCACGCTCAGCAGCCACGGCTGATACGGACCGGATCCATAGGGCGCAACACCTGGGCTGAAATAACCGCCTGATGCGCCGCTCTGACCGGGAACATGGTAATAGATTGCGATCGCCGGATCGGTGATATCGAGCTCATCCGGCGCAGGACCTCCGACTGTCGCATACATCCCAACCGAGATCGTCGCAGCCAGCACCGTGGCCTCTGTGGCGGGGCCAATAAGCCCGGAAAATTGTCCCTCATCTCCGGGAGCCGGAAACGCCGAGAAAGGCCCCGTGATAGCAGAATCCCCTGCGCCCCGCTTCATCACGGCCGTCACATAAATGGCATCGATTACTGCGCCCGGCGGAAGTGTTGGCATCGCAAAGCCGCTCCACACGATACCGGCACCGGTGCCAAGAGGATTGCCAAAGAATCCCAGGAGCACGCCCTCAGTGAGCGTTGCGGACGCCGATGCCTCTACCCCTGAGCCGACCGGCGAGCCTTGGCTCACCGCGACAGAGGTCGGAATCGACCATGCGACATTCTGACCACTTGGAACCGGCAACACTGGCGGCACAAGCAAGGCGTAAGGCGTTATGCCGCCATCGATCGCGTTCGGCGCGTAGATCGGCCGGTCGGCCCAGTAGTAGATGTTCCCGTTCACGTCCTGGACATCGAGCAAGTTCACCGGCGCGACGCCAGTGCGCGCACCGCCGACGGCCTTCAATGGCGGAAGATAGGGAATCATCGCATCGCCTGCAGGCCGTACCAGCCGATGGCCGGAGCGGTCGATGCAGCGTTCTTGGTCGCGTCGACCACAACCTGCACATCGTGGATATCGAGGAATTGATTTGTGATTGTGAGCACGCTGGTGACGGCTGCAGCGGCTGCGGAATAGCAATCGACGGTCGAGTTCAGCACACCGTCGATGTAGACGTCGCACTTACCCTGAGCGGGGCCGGTCACCATCCAAAGCTGAAAGCCGTAGCCGCGATACTCGTATGTCGCCCAGTCGCCGGCAGTCGTTCCGGGATTGATCATCTGCACCGCGGGCAACGGCAGCGTGCCTCCTGTGCCGCGCGCGATGCCGCCCAGCGTAATCTCCGGAGCTGTTGCAGCCGCCTGCGTCCACGCGCCACTGAACGCCAGCTTCTGATCGCCGAAGTCGTTGGTCACACCGAAGAGAATCGAATCGTGATCCCAGTCGGATGGATATTCGACCATCGGGACGCGCGGCATCTCTTCGAACGTGACATTCTGCACCGTGTACATATCGTTCGCGGTCTCGACCGGATCCACTTCCGAAGTGAAGCGGCCCACATAATGCCGGCCGCCGCCGTCATGGTCGATGATCGTGAAATATCCGTCTTCATATTGCTCGTAGTACTGCTTCAGCCGCTGCACGCATGCCCAGCTGCGCGTGAGCCAGGTGAGCTGAAAGGTGTGGCCGGTGTTCTGCGTCTCGCGCGTCCAGGGCGTTCCGCCAACGGCTTTCTTCTGCAGCTTGGTGCTGGCGCGCTTGCGCGCGAAGCCGTAATCCGGATTCATCGAGTCCTGGATGCTCTCATCCCACACCCAGGTCGGATTGAGAATGTCGGTCTCAGGCATCCGCGCCTCCGGAGTTTTCGGCGTAGCTGGCGTTGATGGCCGCGCGGAATTGATGTTTGTTGCTCATGATCCATTGGTTCGCGGACTTCGCATCGATCGCGTGAATGTGCACATCGCCGCCCCAACCCGAAGATTGAGCAGCCATGGTGCGGCTATCGGCCCCGTTCTCAAGAGCCCGCGTGATGCGCTCGTTTTGATCAGATGGCATGATGCGCTCGCGCTGGTGGATGACAGCCATGCCGGTCCGTGGAACCGAGTCAGTGCCCACGTCATATTGAGCAGCTGAGTCACCATATTGGCTGCGTCCCGCGCGCTCCTGGCTGGTGAGCTTCGCCTCGGCCTGTTTGATTTCGCCGTTCACGGTGTCCCAGTAGTAGGCGCGAGCTGAGCCGCCCATCTTATCGAGCGTCTTGCGAGCTTCCTGATCGAGCGATTGCAGATCGCTGTAGGCGCTCATGTAATCCATCGATCCCTGATCGAAGGCATCGGTGTCGTTGCCAATGCGCGGGCGCACGGTTTTGAGATCGTAGACGCGGGCTTTTTCCCGGCCACCGAAGCCGATAGCGCCAACCACTGCGCCGGCCGCCGCGCCGATGCCCGCGCCGATCGGGCCGCCAAGCGCCATGCCGAGTTTCATTCCGCTCAGCGCTCCCGAGGCTGCACCGCCGAAGCCGCCATTGCCCTCATACGCGCTGAAGAGTCCCATCGCCCCGTCGGCGGCGCCCCCGAGGTTGCCCATGATCCCGCCGGCACCCAGCATTCCATTATTTGTGCCGCTTGAACTTGAGAAGGTTCCATCCGCCTTGAGCGTGCCGCTAAGCGCGGGGTTCTGCACGTCGGCATATTGACTGGCAGTGCTCGATTGCGAGCCGAAGATTCCTTTTGCACTCGAAAGAAGGCCGACGCCTTGCTGTATGCCGCCCAGCGCGGATCCAATCACACTTGTCTTTTGAGTCTGCGTTCCACTACCACCAGTGAAGCCGGGAGCCGCCGTGGGCGCGAAGCCCATATCGCCCGCGCCGCCCTGGCTGCCAGTGGAAAGTGTCGCCGGTGTCCATGAAGGCGCGGAAGAAGCTGTGCCTCCGCTCGCACCCAGCCCGAACGTGTTTCCTCCGCCTCCCTTGCCGCCAAGCCAGGTTGCCGATTCTGATCCCAGACCGCCAAGATCTGATCCTGGCAATATCGGCGTCGTCGACCCCGCCGGCGCATTGAAACCGCCTGCGGGAACAGATAGCGGCGTTGATCCGCCCGCACCGAGGACGCTCGCGCTCTGGATGTGGATCTGCGCCGTGCCAAGCGAGATCGATTTCACCGTCGCGAAGTCTTGCGTCGAGTGACCACTGCCTGGCGTGTGGCGATGCCCCGCGATACGGCCGTAGATATTGTCCAGGAAGTTCCCCGGCGATGCAGCCGATTGCGAAGTGGCGCCGCCTCCGAAGTGGCCCTGTGCCCGCTGCGCAAGCGATGCAGCCATTTCACCCGCCACCTTGTCGCCGAACTCTTTGAGGGCTCCCTTGGGATTTTGAAAGAACCGGGAGAACTCGCCGGCCATCTTCTCGCGCGCCTGGCGCGCCGATTCAGTCATCTCAGCGTCGCGCAGCTCCTCAGCGGCCAGCACGCGGCGGTTGTAATCGTTCTGCGAGATCTCCTGCGCGTCGAGTTCGTCCTGGAACTTGCGCAGCCGTTGTTCATATTCAGCCTCGATCCCTGCGGTCTGTTGCTTCTCGGCCGAGAGCAGCTTCGCGCGCGCCTCGGATTCGATCTGATCGGTTTCCTCGGCATTCCGCCGGGCCAGATCGGAAGCCTGCTTCCCCGCGCCGGCGTTGACGATGCCGATCTGCTGATCGAGGTTCCGTTGTGCCTGCTGGCGTCTTGGATCACTCTGATCGAGTTGACCCGCCATCTCGTTGAATGCGCCTTTTCTTGCATCAATAGCCTTCTGCGCTTCGGCGCGGATCCGCGCGAACCCTGAAACTTGATGCGTGCCCCATTCATCGCTGAGCGCTTCGCTCTGTTTGGCAAACTCCTGCTCTTCGCCCAGAATCTCGGAGTTCATCTTCTGCCGTGCTGCCATGACGCGCGCATCCTTGGTCTGATCGGAAATATTCTGGTCGCCGCGAATGCCCGCAATCTCAAGACCGGTAGCCGCCTGGGTGTGCGCAATTCCCTTAAGGCCGGTCAATGCAGCTTCGCCCTGGATACGCCCGGTCTCGCGCTGCTCGTCTTCGAGCCGCCTCATTTCTTCGTTGTGGTACTTTGTCCGGATGTCGTTGATGGCCTGCGGCGTCGCCAGGCCGCGCCGTTTCAGATCATCCTCGGCCGCGGCTTCCTGCGCGTGATAGAGCGCGGATCCGCGCAACCCTGATTCCATGGCCTCTTCGTGAATCTTCCGCAGCTCCTCGGCCTGCGCCTTTTCCGCAGTAAAGAGCTCGGTATTGGCCTTCGCGGTGGCTGTTTCCACGGCCAGCTTCTCCGCGCTCGCACCGGCATCGGGCGCTACGGAGTTGCCCTGCATTCGCGCCTGTTCGTTTCCAAAACGCCGCTCCTCGAAAGCATTGGCCTTCGCGGCGGCAATCTCTGCCTCCGCTTTGGCTCTGGGTTGCGCGCCGGCAGGCAGTTTCGCGATGCGCGCCTGGGCTTGAGCTTGATCGAGGCCCAGTTCTTTCACCCGTTGTTCGTGGTACTGGCTGCTCTCGGTCTTGTCGGCCGCTGCGCGTTCCCGCAATGCATTCACCTGCTGATCGGTCAGATCGCCGGCCACACTGAGCTGATGCCACCATTGCACGATGGAGCCGAGACCAGGCGCCAGCAGATTCAGGGAATCGCGCCAGCCCAGCGTTTTGTGCTCTGCTTCCTGGGCCTGCTTACCGAAATTCTCCGCCGCCGTTGTGGCTTCGTCGATGCGCTGGCGCGAAGTCTCGATCGAGAATGTGTTGCCGAATTCCTGCTGCTGCGTCTTCTCAACCTCTGCCCGATAATCGGCAAGCTTGTTGTTGACGATGTTCAGGTGGTTCCAGACTGCCTGGAGACCATGAACTAATTCTTCGCCGAGCGCCAGGCCGATCGTCGCAAAGCCCACCGTCGCCATCGTGGTGCTGAGCTTCTGGATCATTCCCATCAGCATCGGCATTCTTGAGATCATGGTCTCCATCGAACGCGGAACATGGATCCCGAGCTCCTGGCGGAAAAGGCGCACGGAATCGAGATTTGTCTGGAAGTGGTTGCCCAGTTTATCGACCTCGTTCGCTGTCTGTGCGACGACTTTTCCCGCGATGGTTCCCGATGTTCCGAATTGCGTGAACGCTTGCCCCATGGCGGCGACTTGCGCACGAGTACCGGCGCCAGCCTGTCCGATCTTTTGGATGTTCTGCACGACGCCGCCAACCACCGCGCCCGAGTTGGCATCGGTGACGTTGATGACGATCTGAACGGCCTGTGCGTCTACCACGATCTACCTCTTGCGCCTGAATTCAACACCGCATGCGTCACACTTGGCTCCGAAACGCGTCTGCTGCCGTGCGTGGCAGGATCCGCAATCCGGGTGTTTGTATTCGAAGTTGCCCCGCGCCCTGGTGAGAGCGACCAGGCCGCGCGCTTCGTAGGCCAGCAAATCATCCGGTCCGAACTCGATGCCGGCCTTGCGCAAGGAATCGAGCCAGAAAAGATGCGACCCAAACTGGTAGTAACCCGGCGAGAGCGTCCGCGCCGGCAGTTGCGCAGCCAGCCGTTCGCGCGTCTCTTCGCTTGCCCCCTTGGAATCGCGCTCGATGCGGGAGTGCACGAAGTCTTCCTCGAACATCTCTTCGAGGGCCATTCGCACGCCTTCCGCATCGTTTGCAACATCGATCATTCGCCCTCATCCAGCACGTTTGCCGAAGCTGGCGTGAACAACACATCGGCCGCGGCGACTTTGTGGAAGGTGTCCATCTCTGCGACGATGCGATCGCGATCGCTGGCCAGATCCGCGCCATTGACCGTATAACCCTGAACGCTCACGATCAGTTCGTCATAAAGATCAGCCAGGGTGGGCTGCACCGGGAGCCATACCGTCTTGTCGCGGCGCGAACCGCCCACGATACGCGAGCGGCTTGCCTCTCGCGAGAATCGCTTTTGCTGCTCAACTGAAGGCGAATTGAAGAGGTGACAGAGGTTGCGATACTTCAGCATCGCGCCATTGCCATCCGCGCCCCACACGGCGTTCAGATAGACGGCCTCGGCGCCGAGCATGATCGCTTCGTCGGCCGGCTCAGCGCGCTCGACGTCGACCAGGGCGTTGGCAATCGCCTGGCGATGCCGCAACGGAATCTGCTGCTGCCATCCCTGCTTTGAATTCACGGCCGAGCCGTCGGCCGTGCTATAGCCCTGCGCGTCAACGAGAGCGGACTCGGCCAGTTCCACACGCGCCGAGGTCGAATCAAAGCTGTTGATGCGCTTGCCACTCTGATTTTCCGAGGTCGAGACGATCCCTTCGAAATAGTGCGTCCATTGCTTTTTTGTGATCCGGGCGATGGTGAGGAGGTATTTTCTGCCGCGCTCTTCGATTGCGATGATGCGCGGCTGTGCGAGTTCGATTGCGGACATGGGTCCTTCTTTCTGGATTTGGGATTTTGTACGGCCAGGGTGAAGGACCCTGCATTTCTTCGAGGACCACGCAGCTCTGTGGATCCTCAATCCGGCGGAGCGGTGCCGGATTAAAAAGAACGGAGCGCGGCGTTCTGATTCGCGCTCCGTGGAGGCCAAACTAAGCTGCTACCAGATATGAAGCCACGCCGTTGGTAGCCGTGAGCGTGATCGGCGGAACGCCCGCCGCCTGGTAGCAGGTTGATTCATCCGCTTCGACTTGCCACACAATCATGTCGCCGTCGAAGCCGATCTTGGTAGTTTTGAGCTGAGTGGCAGGAATCGAGATTTCGAGCTGTGCCTGCGCACCGGAATTGATGAGGAGCGAGTAAGAGCAGAGCGTGTTGTTGACGAAGAGCGTATAGATGTCATCGACATCCTTCGCCGCGAAGGTCGAGGAGATTGAGAACTTCGGAACTCCCTTTTTCACGAAGATCCCATACAAACCGCCGCCGGGAGCCTTGTGCACCTGCAGCTGGTTATCGAGCTTCAGCGTCGTCGATATGTGACGGCCAATGAATGGAAGCGGCGCTCCCGTCGGGCCGAAGGTGAGAACCGCATCCGAGTTCAGCAGATAGGTCTCTGCCGGAGCCGCTGGGAGCGCAGTGCCAAGCGCACCCATATTCAGACGCCCCGTGCCCATCATGGTCATCTCGACCATCACCGCACCGATATCACCGATGGTAAGGGTCATGTCGTTGATGGCCATGTCTGGGCATTTGTACTTCACATCCTCGGTGTCTTCGACGTAAACCGTGGTCGGAATCGCTTCGCGCGTGGTCTGGTCGAAGGTCATCGCGTGCGCATAAGGCGCCGCCATGCCGGTCACCGTGTCGATGCCCATCAGGAATGCAGGAATGTAGCCGGCGAGCTCCGGTGTGAGCTCAGCCTTGAAGCCGCTGAACTTCGTGTCGTAGCTGGTGATCTGGCCATCGGTCGCAAAGAACGAGCCTTTGCCCGCGTAGTCAAGATCGGACCGGCGTGTGATGGTCTGCTCGAAAACCGCGCCGCCATCGAACCGCTGGCGCAGAGTCATCGCGGCATCGGCCAGGGCGGTGTTCCAGGCCGTCTGCGAGTTGTAGCTCAGCATCAGGTTCCGGAGTGTTTTGGACTGAACTTGAAAGTTATACGGACCGGCCATTTATTTGCCTCCCTTGACGGCTGCAGGCTTGGCACCCTGCGAGATCTGCTCTTCAGGCACCGATTCCTGGGCTTTGAGCGTGTTCGACGTGATCTGCGGATCCGCCGTCATCGTCGTCGGCGATGCCAGCTTGAAGATCGGCTGGCCCTGGTAAAGCTGCTTTGACAGCACCTTTGCCCATTCACTGGTAAGCACGCGGGCAGTAGCACCGGCCTTGAGCTGATAGTTGAAGTGCCGGTTTGTGATGCGGATCGCGCCACTCGCGCCGGCCATCAGCAGTCCCGCCGGGCTTAGTTCGATATCGAGAAAATCAGATTTCGCGGTTGCCATAGCTTGCCTCTAGTTCGGATTTGCGTTTGCGCCGCTGAACTGCGCGAAGCCTTCAATGCCGATGCGCACATCGAATAATTGATCGACGCCGGCGGATGCTCCCTCGACGAGCTGCACGTTCTCAATCGTCACCGGCTGCGTCTTCGAGCCGTCGGCCAGGTTGATGCGCGCGCCGGCCAGTTGATCCAGTACCACGGAAACAAGCACCAGTGTCTGCTTCCGCTCATCCGCCTTCGAGCGCAGCGAAGACTCGAAACACAACAACTGAAACCCAGGCACAGCCTGGTAAGTCAGCCGCTGATTATCTTTGAGCGGGTTATAGGGAGAGTCGGTGAAGCGCACGCGGATCGAGGGAGGCTGCAGTACGAGCTGCCCCTCGGCGTCGAAGTCTTCATCACCCAGAGAATCGATATTGATCGCCACAGGCGCGCCACCTAGGGCTGTGCCATATGCTGTCGGCAGCACTGCGTTCATGAGCTGCAGCAGCGCTGCTTCGACATAGTCGATACGGAAGGTCGAGCTCACGCCTGGGCTCCCAATCCCGCTGCCTGCTTTGCCTGTCCCACGTACCGCGTGACGATATTGCGGATCCGCGTGGGATCTTCAGGGCGGAACACAAGATAAGGCCGCGGCGGGATGTTCTGATGGCGCCCATGCTTCTCGACGATGGTGAGCCTGTCGGAATATCGGGCGCCGGCGCGCGGTTGCGGACCTTGGAATTTGCGACGGCCGGCGCCTTTAAGCCGCCCCGAGCCGAGCTCATGTTGCAAGCGGAAGTAGCCGTGCGTCTTCACGTTCACCGTCGCCTTTGACTCGCCCTCGGTCTGGGGACCGATCGCCACACTGCGATCGAGCGAGCCAAATTGATGCACGGCGGCATAGACGAGATTGGTGCCGATGACCACGGAACCAGGCCGCACCGCGGTTCGGATCGAATTCAAGAGCCGGCCGCTGCCGATCAGCAACTTGTGCCCTGCGCCGTAGCGCTTTGGATCCCTGCGAATCGTGTTTGGCGAAAGCGGCACCCAGGAGCCGGCGGGAACCCCCTGGTCGCGAAAAGTGTGCCGCACCGACAAAAGCTGCGACGCGCCGATCTCGTTCATCAGCTGCTCGTTCTGCGCGAGCGAGAGACGGAACTTTCCCAGCGCGATTACGACCTTGCTGTCGTCGACCTGGACTACTTCCGCGCTCATACGAATCCCTCGATATTGCGCTCGCTGAATTTCAGATGGCAGTCCTTCTCGGATATCTGCGGACCGGCCATAGAGGTCTGCGGCGACGCGGCCGTTGCGGGCTGATCGAGCGATGCCTTTGCCATTGAGATGTCCTTCAGAAAGGCGATCGCCTGGTCAAACCGCTGCTGCACCGTCTCGCTGATCTTCGTGGTCCGGCGCCGACTGAACAGTAGATACTGCGCGATATCCAGCGTCAACGCCTTCACATCGTCCGACTGTTGCAGCGGCGTCACATAGCGTGCGCGGCAATAGCTGTCCACGCGGCCTGAGGCTTCTTCGAGTGCAGCCGACGTGACCGACGCCGTGGTTGCGGCATCGGTTTCCGGGTTACCGCTCGGCTCGTCGACGGTGAGCTCGGTCAGATCCTTCTGCGTCATGCGCAGCGGGACCAGGTCGGATTGGACAGCGTAGGGCATCGGCTACTTCGCGGGCTCGATGGTTTTGATCTTGAGCAGGGGAGCGGCTTCCGTTTTGGTCAACTGCACTGTGCTGCCCTTCTTGAAAGTCTCGCCGTTATGCAGCAGTTTCGAGAGCACCGCGTAAGCGGTGGTCGCCAGATCTTCGACGACGTTTTTGGATTTGGCCATGGTGATTCTCCTTCGGTTTCAGTTCTGATTCACAAAAGGCGCGCCCTTGTAGGAAGCGCGCCTCTTGTTCCTGCCATTCCTGCCATTGTTGCGGGTTGATGTTAGCCCTCGACGTCTCCAGGGATCAGACCCATGGTGTCGCCGGAGACCGCGTTGAGCAGCGGATAGCCGGTCTCGGTGGCCGTCACCTGCGTGCTGTAGTACCAGTCGACCGACTGCCAGTACTTCTTCTTGGACAGGTGACCGTCGATCCATTCGAGAACGCCGTAGCCGTCGATGGTGCCAGGGGCTGCCGGCATGGTCACACTTCCGCCATCCGAACCGGGGATCTGGCCGCCCGCCCAGACGAAGGTCTTGGCGCAGCTCACATCGTTGCGGTCCGCGCTGGGCTTACTGAAGCCGAGGAACGCGTGATTGCCCCAGATCCACGAAGCCACGTTGTTCTGCGACATCTGAAGAGCGCCGGCGCGAACGCATTTCACACCGAACACCGATGTGAGTTTGTCCAGGTCGATGACACCGGTGACGTTGGTGTACTTGAAACGCTCCACGATATCAGGGTGATTGATTAGGACGCGCACTACCGGGCTCGACAGAATGAGGACCATCATGTTGTCCTGAACGGCGGCCTGGCGCAACGTTTCCTTCGCCGTCTCGACGTCGTCGATCGGGTGAGAGGTCACGGTGGCAGTCGTGTCGTCGGCCGGCGTGGTGATGTAGGAATCCCACATCGATCCGCCCGATAGCGTGACGCCGTTAGGGAAGTTCGCGGTCGAGAGCACCAGGGCTGCGATCTCCGCCTCGCGCGCTCGGCGAATGCGGCCGATGAGGTCGCCCGTCAGGTGCTGCTTGGTCGAGAAGCCCAGGCCCAATCCATACGCCTCGTCTTCGAACGGGACTTCGCCTTCGAGCGCATGCGACCGGCAGAAATAGTTGTTGGTCGAATAGGACCGGCGAATCGTCCCCGGAGAATCGCCAGGCGCGCGCAGCGTCGATCCGGGAATGCGGAGGTTGTCGCGATTCCAGATCACGTAGGGGAACGACTGACGCTCGACGGGAACCTTGGGGCAAACCAGGTCACCTACCAGCGGCACCTCATCGTCCGCGAATTCCTTCGCGTAATTGCTGAGCGCCACATTCGGAAATCCCGCCGGCGCTAGACCTACATAAGCTCCCATTTACTTCCTCCTGGCCCGCCGAGGCGGGGTGAAATCAGAACACGCAAAACCCTGCGATCAATCCAAACTATGGATGGATCACGGTGCCAAAGAACCCTGGCACCCAAACACTGGCAAAGCTGCCCGGCGAGACATAGACCTGTGTCTCCAGAGCGATCGCGACGATGGGGTTGGTAGCCACCGCTGGCACCAGCTGCCCCGCGGCGTTGACCGCGAGAGACTCGCCGGCTGTGACATTGGCGCCGATCTGCGCGACGACCTGGCCAAACTCGACCACAGCGCACGGATTGGCAAGGTTGATCGCATCCTCTTCGAGGATCCCGATCGCAGCGGCTGCCGCGCCGGCCGGAGCTGCGTGATACGCATCGGCGCCGTAAACGACAGCCAGGCCGCGCTGGCAGGTTGCCACGACCGAAGGCAGAAGCGATTCCTTCGCCTGGACGCCCTTGGGGCCTTTTGCTTCAACGTAGATATTCGCCATGTGCCCTCCTCGGGGCTGAAAATCTTTAGGTCGGCCTCGCGCCTGTCCTGGTTACTGGCGCGAGGTCATTATTCAAGCCGAGACCGAACCAGGCGACTCCGGCTTAAAGTCCTAGACCGAGCCTGCCGCAGTCTGCGCAACAGTCAACTCGGGCTGCTCGGCCGCGACCTGTGCAAGCGCCTCGCCGAAACTGATGTTCTTTTCCTTCTGGCGAGCCTTCGCTGCGTCCGTGAGAGGATCCCCAGTGCCCTTTCCTGTGGCGCGCACGCTTGGGTCGACAACGCGTCCGACGGGCACGATCTTCGGCAAACCTTCGAGGAAGTTGACCAGCATGTCGAAGACAGCCGTCTGCTTCTTCTTATCACCTTCGCCAAATTCCACCGTGGTTGTCAGCTTCGCAAGCTCGGCAAACATCACTGGAACGCCAGCGACGTCATAGGCCGGGATCCATTTGCCTGCGGTCTTCAGCTTGACAATTGCAGCTGCAGCACGCTGGCCGGTCTCGCCCGCGACGAGAACCTTTTCGCGCTCAGTGAACTTCACTTCCTGCGCGGTGAGCTTTTCGTTCAGAGGCTTGACGGCTTCGGTGACCGCGGAGGCCACGAGCTGCTTGACATCGTCTTCGCTGAAGGTCCTGGTCTCGCCGGACTTGCCGCTGAAATGTTCAGCGAAGAATGCCTTCACGGCTTCCTTCACCTGCTCCGCAACGCTTTTTTCTGCCACTGTTTCATCCTCCCCAAAGTCCACCGAAATGAACTTCGATCCGTGATCGTCGAATGCGACGTCCTGCAGTCCCTTGACCTCGGGAGGCATCGCGCCAAGATAGGCGACATGCCGCAATCCCGTGACCTTATCGTTTTCGTCCGTATAGAACGCGGCCGAACGTTTCTTGAATTTGCCCGCTTGACGAGCGTCATTGAATTTAGGATCGACCTGCTTTTCCCTGGCCAGCAGCTTGTCTCCGTCCACCATGAGGCCGTCAATCCAGCCATAGGCCGGCTTGTTATCGACAGGATGACCGATGGTGACGGGCGCTTCGTGGTAGGTGGGATCATAGCTGCGCACCACGCGTTGCAGATCCTCGGGCGTGATCACGCCTTTGCCGGCTTTCGAATAATCGCCGGCGCGGAAGATCTCGATCCAGGGCCGCGGCGCTTCGCCATGCGTCTGCGACAGATGATTCTTCATGAAGTCTGTAGTGTCGAGTCCAAGCGACTTCGCCTTGGTCGCAATCTTGCGCGCTGTCGGAGCTTTCGCACTCGAAGGAAGATCGGTGTGCGCGAACATGTCGAGGGCGGAATCGACATGCGCCTTCGTATCGAGCGGCAGATGCCAGGTCTCGATGTTCTTCGGATCGCCTACATAAGCGAAGTCCTCCACAGGAACCGGATTGCCGTCGATCGTCTTCGTGAGTGCGGCCACGAGCCGAAATTACGCGACGGCGATGGCCTACGATGGCTCACGCGCCAGATGCGGAAGAGGCGAAATAGATGCGACACAATTACACGCGGAGGACCGCTCAGCGTTTCTCTTGCGCGGTCCGATTATGCGTGAATGAGGGTGTGAAATCCGCGCTGCGGAACGAGAACACGAGCGAGCATAGGCAACCGTTCGAAGCCGCCGTGCTCTGCATCCGGGTCGATCTTCAACGCCTCATCGGCCGGAATTGGCACGACCGAGCAGCGGCAGTTGAATCCCGATGGTGGATAGATCTTAGCCCACACCGGGTCGATCGCGCGAGCCAAAAATCCATCGAGCACCGCATGTTCAGGCCGCACGCGCAGATCGCCCGCAGTCCAATACTGCCAGTAAGGCAACGCATCCATCATGTGCGGTTCGCGCATCTGGATGAGTCGCCCGGCCGAGTAGGCGCGGCCCACGTTGGTCGAGAAGATAGTATCGAGTTCGAAAGCCGAGATCTTCTCGATACCGGCTTCGGTGGTCATTCTGTCGACGGCCTGGTGAAAATCTTCGCGCGTGCCACCTTTAGCGAGCGTCTCGCTCAATGCATCGCGGATCTTCCCGAGGAGCTTCTGATCGGAGACGCCGGCGACGGTGAAGGCGTCATTGCGATATTGCTGCGTCAGGCCATCGAATACATCCCGCGTGACCGGGGTGAGATTGCGCAGAAAATCGACAGCGCCCGTCGGCGGCAGATCGAAACTGAAGTTAACGCCGAGCGTTCCGTCGCTGCTCTGCTGCTGATCATCTTCTGCGAAGGCGTGGATCTGGCTCATGCCCCTGGCGAGCTGCACCGGACGCCTGATCTTCCTGAGCCCAACCTGGGCGACGTGCAGGCGGCCGAGCAGATCTGCCGCGGCCAGGTGCGCCGCGAGCAGGTTGCCGAGCTGCACTTGCTGGATGTGCTCGGGCGAAGTGAGGCCGAAAGCCATACTCCTACCCCCTCGGCGGCACGGCCGTGGCCGCGATCTGCCTCACCCGTTCCTTGAAAATGCCCTCGGACTCAATGCGAAGCTGGTCGAAAAGACGGTCATACTGCGCCATCTCCGATCGCATTTGCGCCGCTTTGGCTTCGCTGAAGGTGGAGCTCACATTGTCGCGGAGGGCTACCATCGGCGCGTTGACGTTGGGTTCGAGGATGTCTTCGGGGTTCTCGCCGTTCTCACCGGACGCCAGCGGAACATCGTATCGCTCGGCGACGTAGCCGACGGTGTATTTCTTTCCCATCCGCTGCAGGCCCGAGTCGATGGTGAGGCGGGACTCCAGATCTTCGCCTTCCTTGATCTCGATGGTCCATTGTGGAATCAACGCATTCGGGCCATAGTTCCATAGCACCAGCGGCGCTACCAACTGATCGTTCACAACAGACATCAACGCCTTTGCGACAAACACAGATCGCTGGTTTTTGGTTTCCGAATGCGTTTCGCCCTGCGCATTCGAGCCCGTTCCGCCCTCGTTGCCGAAGCTGGTGAGCGTCTCGCCGAGCACGCGCCGGATGATTGAATATTGCATCGTGAGGAAGAATCTTTCGTAGACTTTCGGATCTTGCGAGCGCGCGATCTTGAGCAGGTCCTCGTGCACGTTGAATCCCTTGGGTACTGCGACCGCTACGTTGTCCACGATCGACTGAGCAATATCCACGGCCTTCTGGCGCTCCGATGCATTGTCAGCGTCGTTGTAATCGACCATGGCGGTGCCAGGGCCTTTTTCAGCGAACTGCAGCCAGAGTCTTTCAACGTTGCGCTTGAACCAACTCGGCCAGAAGACAGCCTTGAGCAGCGGGCGCCCCATGCGATTGCGCGAACGCTTGCGATAGCTGAAGATCATAAACTTCTGCTCGGGCACAAGCTGTCCTTCGGACATCCAAGGATTGTCCAGCAGCTGCATCGGACCGATTTGCGGATAGAAGCGATTTCCGAAAAGAAAGAGTTCCTGCGGACAGTCGTCGATCTTTTCAAGCGATGCCTGCCCCATGGACGTATCAAAAACCATCTCCTGCACGCTGAAACCATAGCCCATCGCGTCGAGAACGCAATCCAAGACCTCGTCAAACTTCACTTTCTTCAGCTGGGCCTCAATGAATTCCTTGATATCGATTGCAGCCGAATCCTTGTCGTTCGCCGGCTGGACCGTGATGTTCCGGCTCAGCACGCTCAGCTTCAAGTCATCGAGAGCGTTGGCCACGTCTTCATCTTTATCTTCGATCTCCCGGAAGTAGGCCATCGTCTGCGGGAGGTTATAGCTCATCGATCCCCAGATCTCCGAGGGATTGCGCGTGCCCCCAAAGGCGAGAGTATTGCGGTAGAGCGAGATCTGCTGCATATAAAGGCTCGTCGCCGAGACGATCTCACCCTTGGGCGGCATCGCCGGAACGACTTGACTCTCTTGGTTGGCCATCACACAAATCCTTTCAATTGCGAATAGGAGGTCGACTTCTCCGAAGCTTGGACGCCATCAAGCACGCACATGCCGCCATCGCCGGCCAGGTCAGCCAGGGCCTTGGCCCAGAACGCGTCGGCGTGGGCGAAGAGCTTTTTCTTGACGCCGCCGGCGACGGCCGTGTCGACCTCGATCCGCGGAGCGTCGAAGGTGACGCCGCTAGGTGTGGCCTGGCGCTTGATCGCCTGCAGCTCAGTGCGGATCTGCGGATCATAAGGGATGCGGCTACGCATTTGTTCGAAACGCTTCTTGATCCGGATCGCGAGGTCGGTCTTCATCTTCACACCGTCATCGTTTGATCCGCCGAAGCTCACACCCATGAGGCGCCCTTCGTTTTCAAGATTGAGCAAGTCGAAGAGACCAACGCCCATGCCGGTTTTGTCGATTGCCGAGCGCGAGGTCATGCGCACAACGGGATTCAGCCTCTTGCATTGCTCCGGAAAACTCATCGCATGCAGCTTGATCACCGCGCGCGTCCAGGCCACGTCGCCAAGCTTCTCGTCAAGCCAGAGGCAAGTCGCATCATGATCGCGGCCCACGTCGATGCCCGAGAAGAGCGGCCCGCGCGGATGAAAGTCCGGAGGGAGATCAATGGTTGCGCCGGCATCTTCGCATGCGGCGATCAGATCGAGCGTGAGCCAGGCTCCGACCGATTTAAGGAAGATGCAGCAGAATTCCTGATTCCAGGTATCGTCGTCATTCAGACCTTTACGCATCACCTCGATGTCGATCGGGCAACCTTCAGCTACCGCCTTATACACATCCACCCAGTGACCCGACCAGCCATCCTTCTTGACAGGCAGTACGGCCGGCGCGACGCCGGCCTCCAGCCCGAGCTGGCGCGCGATGTCGAAGAATTTGCCCTGCTCGCCGTTGGGCGTCGAAAGTACTTCGAGTGAATTACCCAACGCCACCTGGCGGAAGACGGCCGCGAAGATCGCATAGCTGTCTTCATGATGAGCGAACTCGTCAAGGACGGCGTCGCCAGGATAGCCGCGCGCGGTGCGCGGATTCGCGGGCAGCGCGATAATACGCGAGCCGTTGGGAAAGCTGATCTTGCTTTGAATCGCCTCGATGCGGCCGAGCGAATCGACGAAATCCTCATTGGCGATGTACTGAGCTGTTCCGCCCATCAGCTGGCATAGCTTTGCAGCTGTCTCGACGAATTCCACAGATTGCGCCTTTGAAGCGCTGAGCACCGTCGTAGTGCGACCGGGGATCCGCATCGAGATCTCGTCGCGACGATAGGCCGTCGCGAAGGAATAGCCGATACGGGCAGACTTTACAGCGCATTTGAAGCGCGTGTCGTCGTCGATCCAGCGCACCTGGTACGGCCGCATCTGCAGCACGGCCGGCATTTTGATGTCATGGTCGCGGATTTCAATCATGAGCGATCACCAACGGCGGCAAGCCGAAGGTGCGCTCGCGCAGCAAATTGATATCTTCGATCGAGAACTGGCCAGTGCCCTTCTTCGCCGCCTGTTGCGTGGCCTGGTCGACGCGTTCACGCGCTTGCTTTTCGCGGTCTTCGAGTAGCTTCATGCGGCGTTCATCGGTCGCGACCTTGCGCTCCTTGATGTCGTTGAGCCGCTTCTCCTGCAGCATCTCAGCCAGGGAGATCAATCCTTTGGTCGCGTTGATGCGGGCTTTCGGCGACGCATCCTCGGCCAGCAGCGACATAAGCTGGTCGCGCGCGGCATTCAGCACCGCTTGATCATCTTTGGCGACTACCGACTTAGCGAAAGCCGTTGCCAGCTCCCGCGCCTGCGCCGAACGGTTTTGGACTTCTTTCATCACCTGGCGGAAGCGCAGGTCGTACCAGCGATGCAGATTTGTATGAGGCAAATGCATATCCGGGAAAAGCTCTAATACCGCCGTCGGCAACGCATCCCAGTTCACGAAGCCGGCGCGCTTCGCTTGCCACTTCTCATCGTAGGGCAGAGCGCTGATCTCCTCGATCTCCTGCCATGTCTTGCCCGCGACGTTCTTCAGGTATTGGATCGCATCGCGCACTTCCACCGGCAGCCTGTCGATCTTCAGAGGTTGCTGCGTCCGCCGTTTTTCGCCCGTGCGCGGCATCTGTTTCTTCATCGCGCCTCTCAAAACTGGATCGCTGGATCGGTGATGGTTCCTTCGGCCAGGTCGCGGCCCCGCGGCGTCAATTGGATCAACGAAATCTCGGCGCGGTTGGTGAGCCTGTTCTTCTTTTCCTCATAGCGCAGGCAGCTGCGATCGCTCAGATCCTGCAGCGCGGTGATGACATCGTTTTCGCCCACGTCGGCGCCCAGGTCCTTGAGCGTATGCCACAGCATGACGTGGTCTGCGCGAGGCAATTGCGCTGTATGGCGCCCGTAGAGCACCTCGATAATCACGCCCCTGATTCGTTTGTTCTGAGCCGCGTCGATCGTCACCCCATCCCCCCGATTACTTCTTCACCAACGAACGCATCATCACTTCGATACGGTCGTTGTGCTCCTTCTGCTCCTGGCGTTCGCGACGCATCTCTTCGGTCAGCCGTTCGAGCCGTTGCCCGATGAACGCGGTCTCGGTGATCATGCGATCGCGCTCCCGGTCATCCCGATCGGCGATGCGATTCATGGCGACCGACGAATCTTGTACGGAATCGGCTAGCTTCCCCAAGTAGCCGAGTCCGATCTTGGCCAGGTCCCAACATAAAAACATGGCGGCCAGGGCGAGCAGCCAGACAAATCCCCACCGCGAAAGCAATTCGAACATCTGAGTCGGTTGGCGCTCGGCCAGGTTGAAAAGCCCAACCACCAGGCCGATGACGCTGGCGCCTCCCATGGTGATCGCGACCGACCGGATCCAGCCGTTCCTGAGACCGATCCGAACCTCGCTGACCGATTTTGCGGCGCCCAGGCCGAGAGTCATCATCCGAGACCGCCTTGAGACCCGAAATTCATGCAAAACACCCCTTCTAACCCCCTCGGACCGGAAAAAACCGGTTTCAACCGGCTAAGACGCCCAAATAAAGCTGCCCGCCATCGCACAAAACACCCTTTGGGACGCGTCCCAACAACCGCGGACGGGGGATTCGTCCTCCCTACCCCCTCCGAACGCCTTAAATCGGCTCCCGGAAAAGCCGTTTTTGCCCCGAATCCCGGTCGCGGACCTCACTCGACGATCCCCTGCAGCTGCTTCACCTTTTTTTGGCATGCCACCCAGTCCGAAGCAATGCATTCCTGGGCGGCCTTCAGGGTGATCTTTCCGGAGCACACCAGCTTCGGCAGGACGTCTTCCACCTGGTGGTCCTTGATCCGCGCTTCGTCCATCGGCTGAGGCCAGAGATTTGTCAGGCAGTTCGGGCAGCCGCCGATCTCGATCGAGATCAGGTGATCGCCCTCGACCGAGCCGTCGCACTTCTTCAGCGAGTACTCGGCGCAGGCCGCCTTCTTTAATTTTGGAAAGTTCCGGATCGTCGCCCGAATCGCCGTCGCCCGAAAGTCCTTGGCGCACACGTTGCGCTCAAGGCCGTCGACGCGATGAGCCTTACCGGAAGGATCCGCGAGCGCCAGCGGATCTGCGGCGCCCGGTGTCACATCGCGATCGGGCAACGCCATGCCGCTTTCAAGCCCATACGTCGCGGCTTTGGTCTGCGCGAAGACGCGGTGACCGTAGCCGCCATCGTCGCAGGAGTGCAGCGTGCTGGCGATCACGCACAGAGCCATGAATGCCAGCAGCTCCCAGCCGCACCGCTCAAGCCCACGTCGCGAGATGATCCGCATCAGTTACCTCCCGCCGGCGGTACCGGCTACCGGCTCCCAGTTGCTTGCGATCGCGTTCCCCGTCGCATCGAGGCCAACCGTGCGGCCCTGATAAACATCGAGCGCGGCGGCCTCGACGAGATATCTGGGCGCAGTGACGGGCACCTTCACGCTTTGCCCCGTGGTCAGATCCAATATCTCGACCGAGCTCTTACAGAACTGCCCCGGCGCGGGACACACTGGCAATTCCGGGTTGCCATCCGATTGCCATGCGATTGTCACGCTGCGCGCGTGGAAAGAGGCGCACCCCTCGATAGATGCGAACACGAGGCAGACAATCGAAATGGCGAGAAGCGTCCTCATGGTCCAGGCGTTGCCGTAAAGCCAGTCGGCGGGTTAAGCGTGGTCACGCTGTTGGTAGCGCAGGTCGTAGCCGCCGTGGAAGCCAGCGGATTGCCGCTGTCGTCATACCCGTTGGTCACAAGCGCGAAGCAATGCGTGCCAAAATACAGGCCGCCGCTGGGCGTCCATTTCCAGGCGACCGTGCCGATCGGCAGCACCGTCGGTCCGGCCAGCACCGAATTTGAGGTTGTGTCGGTCAACGTGAAGCCGATTACGCAATCCGCAAGCGTACCGTTCGCCGGGCATGTCGGCGGCGATGTAAATCCGTAGGCCCAATCGAAATCGATACTCGTATCGGGGGCGCCAGTCGCAGCGGCCCGCGGCCGCACCGTGAATGAACTGCGCGTGTGGGACGCCGACTTTTGCGCCTGCGCACTCGCTGGGAGCGCGATCGCAAGCGCTAACAGAACACCGAATACAGAAAGCTTTCTCACTGCATTAACTCCTTCACCACTTAAACGCAAAGCCCGACCAGAGATCCTGAGCCACAGACCACCGCGCTTGGTTGCAGGATTTGTCCAGGTAACATCCGGCGTTCGAGTCTTCAAAGGACACGCGCGTTCGCATCGCGAGGTGTTTCGCAATCGCGTAGTCGAAGCCAAACCCGGTCACGACGGCGAAATTTGCTGTCCATCCCGATTCCTTCGCGCCCCCATCGGTCACAATGGCGCCGGGCCCTTCGAAGATGAACCCGGTGATCTTCTTGCGCGTGAACTGCTGCGTCGCCAGAACAGAGACCTCGTACCGCTTCAGGGTCCACGTATCGAACGTGTTCTTGCCCTCGTAGAGTTCGGCGGTCACATCGTCCTGACCGGCCAAGATGCCGATGGCGTTATGCCTGGTCAGCGCGCGGTCGTAATCGAACCCGAATCCGATCGCGGCCGTGTTGTCGCCAGCGAAGATCGTTCCCGACTGATTGGCGAAGTATGCGGGGTTGAAATTGCCCATCGCATAGCCTGCGGCTTCATTGCGCTGGCCAAAGAGCGAATTCGCGAGGAGCATCGCGAATACAAACGAGATCAAGGCTTTTGTCATCATCGGCTCCTTTACGCGACGCCGAGCAGCTGCTTGACGTGGCTTTCGATCAATCCGATCGAAACGAAGAATGGTTTCTTGTCGACAATCACGGTTACCACATACGAGGCGGTCTGCGTTTCGACTGTGTAATGCGCGGCAACCCCATCGGCTTCGGGCAGTGTTCCACCTGAAGGATTCAGCTCGATGCCGGCCGCCTTTGCATTTGCCAGCGCCGATTCGAATTCGCTTTGCGTGAGCGTGAGCGTGAAGCTGTTCATCTCGTTACCTCTAAAAATCGGGGCGCCGTTTTCTCGCGACGCCCCAAGTTGCCTTGGTTCTCTCATTGCGAGAGCTTCTTAGAAGCCGGCCTGCGCTTCAGCCGCGTACCACTGATTCAGCGTCGGCATATGATTCATAGCGAGCTCGCCCTGGAATTGGCCGCTTCGGGTGAGATCGTTCGTCACGCGGGCTTTGGCTGCGAGCAATCCGGATGCATCCATATACGGGCGCACTTCGGCCAACGTCACATGCACATGCGTTGCCATCGCGGCGAGCTGCGCCTTGGTCGAGATCGACTGCACCAGCGCAAGGATCGTGTTGATGACGGTGGCCACCAGGTTGATATCCTTGGTCGCCGTCGCCTGACTTGTGGGATTGGTGATCTTGGCCGCGGCCAGCAATGCGGTGCTTGCGTCCTGCTGGATCTGGGTCACGAGAGCCTGCAATACCTGCAGCGTGGTCTGGCTCGGGTTGGCCAGATAGTTCTGCGCGGCCTTCTGCAGCTCCGGACCAAAGGCATTGATGCCCATGGTCAGTGGGCTGAGAACGATGGCCGTCGCCGGATCGAGCGCCTCGATCGATGCGTTGACCGTGTCCGCCGTCGAGATGAAGACCGGAGTCCAGTTCACGATCTCCTGGGCCACGGTGACCTTCTGCTGCTGCGTGCAGCCCGTCTCAAACGGGATGATGCAGGTGAGAGCGATCAGCGCCAGTGCGCCGAGCTTTTGCGTCGAGTTGAGATTGCGTTTCATGCGATATTCCTTTCGGAGATTGGGATAGAGAGAGCGCCTATTGCGCGGTGGTGAGGCTCTTGACAGTGCCGTGAATGCCGGCGGCGCCAAGAGCTGTCGTCAAAAGAGTGATCAGCGTGTCAGTGGTGTAGAGCTGGCTCGCAGGAACGGTGACGAGAAGGCCGCCGATGCTGAGAGCGACATTCAACGCGATCGCGACCCAGCCCTTCAAATAAGGCGTAAGAGCCGGTACTCTCTTAAGCGCCTGGATCACGGCATAAATGGTGCCGACGATGGCCAGAACCTTGGCGGCCGGAGGCACCGTGAGGGCGACAGACAGAAGTAGAAGCATCGCGAAGAAATGCATGGTTCTCCTCTCAGGCCGCGACTTCGGCGGCTGCTGCTGGATCATTGGGCGCAACAAAGTGCCAGAGCGTGAACTCAGCCTGGCGGCGCGATTTGAGATCGGCGAGCTCGACTTCGCTGCCTTTGATGTCGGCATGGTCCCAGCGCAGCAGTTGTTGCGCTGCCTGGTCATATTGGCTGGAATTCAAAAGAGAAAGCAGGGTCGAGCCCTGCAGGCGCGTGGCGCCGAGATTGAAGACGAAATCCGCAAGCGCGTCGAATTGCCCTTGCGTGAGCGGAACTTTCACCAGGCGCGGGATATCGCTCTCGACGTCATCGAGATCGCACGCCAACATATGCTGGGCGGTTGTCTCATCGACGCCATTTGGAAAGCTGTCAGGATGCAGGAGTTTATGTCCGTACCCGATGGTGGGATTTCCGGCGACGTCCAAGTAAACGCGGCTGCGGAATCCCTCTGCATTCATCACCAGCTTGATCCCGTTCGCGCTTACCTGCATTCATCCGCCTCGCGCTCACAGGCGAAGCGCGGCGGCGCGGGGGAGCGATTTTCAAGATCGCATCCGCGCCGTTCTCCGCACCGCTCTGGTCACCCCGCGATTCTCCTTTTATGAGATTTACGCGGGTCCAATCCCCGTAAGGTGCGGCCAGAATAGGGCGCGGCTGTGCCGCGCAGGGTGAATGCGGAGAGATGTGGCGGAGAAGGAATAGATGCAGCGCAGGACGGCGAAGGCGAAGACTCGCCAGTTATCCGGCGGGGCGGCCCGCTGCACCGATGAGATACACGAAGAGATAGAAAACCGCGATGACGATCGCGAAGAAGAGATTGCCGAAAAAGACCCCGAAGATGATGTCGGTGCGATTGAGAACTCGCGGCTCTTTAGGCGCGACCTGGACGTCGCGGCCCGACCGATGCGCGGAGATCTGCGCATCCGTCCAGCCCTTGGCCTTCAGTTCCGCGCACTCATCGTGCACGTCGCTCGCGACGCCGGCCCATTCGCCGCAGTGCTTGCATTTGGCCATCTTTCAAGCCTTTCGTCGATGCGGCGTCTTACCGGCCGGCACTTCGGCCGGCGGCGCATCGCCGATCCAGCGCACCTGGCCAACGATACTCCATTCGCCTTTGTAGCGCATCGGCTTGACCGTCTGCCCTGGATTCAATGGCAGCAAGAGAAACATGCCATTCTCTTGCGCCAGCCAGCGGACTTCAATTCCGGCGATGGTGCGCACGGCCACCATCTTTCCGACCAGATGCTCTGCATCCTGCCGGCTTACATCGATCACAGCGATAAGTGAGGTAGTTTGAAGTTCGATTCGAACTGCTTCGTTTCGACCGCCCTCCGGCAGAAGCTCGGAGGAAAAGGATAGGAACCGCTCAACATCTATAGTCGCCACTGAACCCGCTTTTCCCACTTTCTGGGGATTACTTATAAGCGGCACCTTAGTCGTACCTTCCGGAACTTCCAATGCCCCAGAAGTGCTAGACGCGGTGGAAATCTCGACTCCCGCCTGCTCACTCGCCCGATCGCGCCACCATTGCCGGTCGGCCGTCCGCGCCAATTCCGACATTTTAAGAAGCGCTTTTGTCGACGGGATGCGCGGGTCATTCTCATTTTCCCATTGCGAAACCGCCACCTGCTTCACCCCACACAGGTTTCCAAAGTCCTTTTGATTCATGCTCAAGGACTTTCGCAGTGCGCGGATTCGTGACGGAAGTTCGCTGGCATGCATCGCTGATGCGATTTTTCTCTTGACTTGAATATCGCTGCGACGATATTGTTCAGTTTCACTCGGAGCTACAAATTGAGCCTTAAACATCTTAGCCGGGCACAGCAGGCACTGCGCGAACGGCAGCGGAAAAAGATGAACTATTCCGCTCTCGCCCGCGAACTCGGAGTCACTCCGCAGCATGTTCGGCTGGTTGCACTTGGACGCGCCACTTCTCGCCGCGTCCTGCAGAGGGTCGAACGGGAATGGCGTCGCATTGAGCGTGGGGAGCGGGAGCGGGCTGCATGACGAAGGTAACTGCATCGCTCTCCGAGAATGGGGCAGGTGTACCCCAAACGTCACTGGCGCTGTTTAAACAAAATTCCTCCAGCGATGACGTTCCAGGCGCGCTCAACGATGACTTGCTGGTGCGCGAAGTCATCACGAATTCCATCAAGCGCAGCGGCAAAAGCCGCGAACAGATCGCCGACGAGATGTCGCGCGGTCTTGCTATTGCGGTGACGGCGCGGATGATCTCGTCTTTCACCGCTGAATCGAAGGAGCTGCATCGCTGGCCTGGCGCATGGGATCGCGCCTTCTGTGCCGCGGTCGCCGACGACGCATTACTGAAGTGCCGCGTGGAACTGGCCGGCTACCAGGTCATCGACACTGCGGAAGCTCAGTTGCTTGCGCTCGGCCGCGAATATCTGCGACAGAAACGCGCAAGCGCTCAGGTAGAGATACTTGAACGGCAGCTGCAGGGGTTGGACCTATGAGCGCCCCGCACCTTGCCATCATCCCAGCCGGCGGCCCGTGGATCGCGCTCACGCCAGAGCAGGTCATGGAGCGCACCGGCTGGTCGCGGCGGACATTCTTCCGTCGCAAATCTGAACTGATCTTCCGCGCCACACCTGAAGGCGTGGAATATTTCGAACCGTCTCTCCCAAAGACGCCGGCGCCGCAGAACCAATTGGCCCTGGTCGCGTCGCCGGTCCCGCCTTTGCCTTTGTTTGCCAATCTTCCGCCGATGCCTGAGACACGCATCGTGCTTCCGGATCCCGACGCCCAGGCGCAGGCTGAACAACGGCTGGCGATTCTGCAGCCGGTTCTCGATTTCCCAGCGAATCCCGATCGCTACAGGCGCCTGCAGCTCGAAGGCGGCCAGCCGGTCACGTCACTCGAACGCATGATCGAGTACGCCGCGGAAACGAATATCCAGTCGCCGCGCACTATCAAGCGCTGGCTGGCACGCTATCGCACTGGCGGATTCGCCGCACTCGCTGATCGCGTCCGCGCCGACAAAGGTCAGAGCCGTTGGTTCAACCGTCATCGCGAGGCCGCGATCCTGGCTGCCTACCTTCATCTCAATGAACGCCAGTCCGTCACCTTCGTCTGCGAGCAGATTGAACGCGACCAGGCCCAGCTCGCCATCGAGGAAGGCGACCTGCCCAGCCGCGAGACGGTGCGCATCTTTTTGTCGCAGCAAATCTCGCCGGCCATGAAGGCCCTGGCCCGCGAAGGGCAGCGCGAATATCGCGAGCGCATGGCGCCTTACATCCGCCGCGGCTACGCCGATATCTGGGCCAATCAGATCTGGGTTGGCGATCACATGATTCACGACGTTGAAGTCGCCAACGATCTCTTTGACGATGCGCCGCTGGGTGCGCCGGTTCGCCTCCGCCTTTCCGCCATGCTCGATTACCGCAGCCGCAAGCTGGTAGGCGCCACCTGGGCATGGGAAGGCAGTTCCCGCGCGATCGCCGCCACCATGCGCCGCGCCATTCTGCAGTTCGGACCGCCCGACGGCATTTATGTCGACAACGGCAAGGACTACCTGAAAGTCGCAAAAGGCGCGCGCCGCGGCTGTGAATCCTGGCTTACCGAAAGCCAGCTCGCTCCTGAGAACTGGTGGCAGACAGAGATCGAATCGATCGAGCGCACCGGTTTCCTTGCACGCCTGGGTATCGCGGTCACGCATTGCATCCCGCGCCATCCGCAGTCCAAGCACGTCGAACGCTTCTTCCGCACGCTGCACACCCGGTTCGATTCGATTCACTCGACTTACACTTCCGGCTCGCCGGCCACGCGCCCCGACTCGACCGAGCTGGCCATGATGCAGCATCGCCGCCTGTTTAAGAAAGGCCGCGTTTCGGAATCAGATCATCCGCTGGCCAGCCGCTTCATCCTCGGCTGCCTCTCCTGGATCGAGGAATACAACGGCACGCCGCACCGCGGCGAAGGCATGGACGGGATCAGCCCGAACGAGATGTTCCTGGCCGAAGCGAATCCCGATCAGAAGCCCACGCCGGAACCGGCCACGCTTGCATTGCTCATGGCGGAGTACGAAAAGCGCCAGGTGCACGAATGCGCCGTGATGCTGAACAAGCGCCGTTACACGCCGCGGCCTGAAGATCGCCTGGCCTGGGCTGCGATGCACGAGTCGAATGAGCGCGAAATCCTCGTGGCCTTCGACGGCGGCGATCCGGAATGCGCGGCGGCTCTCGACCTGGACGGCCGCTTCATCGCCTGGCTTGAGGCCGAAGAGTTCCTGCGTTTCGCTCCCGGCGACCGCAAGACCCAGGCGCAGATCGCCAGTTCCATGGAGATCCGCCGCGGTCTTGAAAAAGCCACCAGGGGCACGCTGCGCGCTATCGAGGCTGAGGCCCGCAACAACGGGGCGCAGTCGGCCGAGGAAGCGCTCTATAGCCGCCTGGAACTGCCCAGGGTGGCATCTGAAGTCATCTCGCACCGCAAGTTGCATATGCGGCCCGACAAAGCAGCCGAGGCGCCTATGACCCCGGCACAAGTAGCACGCATGATTTTGGAGGAAAAATGAACGATCTTTCTACGGCTCCCGAAGAAGCACGCCGCCTGGCGCGGAACTTCCTGCGCCGCACCGGCATGAATCCGGTCGATTTCGCACGGCGCACCGGCTACCACTACGCGACCTTCTGGCAGTTCATGAAGGGCACCTATGCCCGCGGCGCCAACTCGAAAGAGGCTGCCATCACCGAAGCGATTCTGGCCTTCGTCGGTTCGACGCAAAGCCAGGACGAAAACGAGTTCAAGGGCAAGCTCTACGAGATCGGCAACACGCGCGTGATGCGCGACGTCTTCCGCCGCCTCTGCGAACAGCCCTGCATCATGCTGGCCTATGCGCCGCCAGGCAGCGGCAAGACTGAAGTCGCCCGCGCGCTGATGCCGGAGTTCACCACGGCCGAGACGGCTCTCTTTCGCGTCTATTGCCGCGCCGCCATCACGCCGCGCTTCCTCATGCAGCGCGTCGCTGTTGCCTGTGGCTCCATCGGCAGCACGCACGTCGAGCGCACCATCGGCAATCTGCGCTACGACTTTGCCGGTCGCCGCGTTGTTCTCTATCTCGATGAAGCGCAGCATCTCTCGGTCGAATGCCTTGAGACGATTCGCGAGCTCTATGACGAGCTGCGCTGGAGTCTCTGCTTTGCCGGATCGCATCAGCTCGATCGCATCTTCTCTAAGTGGTCCGGCGATCTCGAACAGCTTGAACGCCGCGTCACCGACAAGGTCACGCTGCCCGCGGTTACGGGCGAAGAAGCCGAAGGCATCATCCGCTCCGAGCTGCCACGGCTCTCGACCGCCAAGGTGCGCGCGCTTATTGAGCGCTCCCACGTCGACATTCGCGCGGACAAAGAAGTCCGCCGTTATCTCTCCATCGGCCGCGTGATGGCCAACATCCGCGAATTGCAGGAACTCATGCCCGAGGCCGCCGACGCGCAGCCCGGCCAAACCAACCTGGAGGTAGCTTCATGAATCGCCAAATGAATCTTTCCGACGTCGAGCGGTGGCGCCAGGGCACCAGTCAGCGCACCGACTTTTCGAAGCCTGAAGTGGAACGCTGGAACCGTTCCCGCCACGGCAGCGTGACCACTACGGTGCGTGGATCGCATGTCGATATCAACGTGCGCCTCTACCGCTGGGCGGGCTATCTGTGGCCCATCCTGCTCACCGGCGCGGCCGTGGGCCTGCTCTTCATCATCAGCCGCATTCTCATGGCCATCGTCACCGGCCGCGCGCAGCAGATCCTCGACGGCATCTCGAAAGCGAGCCAGTAATGTTGCAGGCGCGGCTCCATCTGACGTGCGACGACTGCGGCAATCCCTATCCGGCTTGCGGGATTTTTCCGTCTCCTGTCGACGGCGTGCTCTACACGGCAGGAATGCTGCGGAAGGAAGCCAAGCTGAGCGGCTGGAGTCGCGATGGTCACCGCAGGGATTTCTGCAGACGTTGCTCCGCCAAGCCGGCGAAGAAGAAAGGCGGCAAACGGTGAAAACGGATCCAAGTCTCACCTTCGACATCACGCATGCCAACGGGGTCGTGATAGTGGAGAACGATCAAGTCCGGATAGATCTGAGTCCGGAACAGGCTAAGTGGTTCGCGGAGTGTTTGAAAAAGCATTCCGCGCAGGCTGCAGCTCAGCGAAACGCGAAAGTGCTCGCAACGAGCGGCGGCAAACGATGATCATCCCCGGCCAGATCAAGTGCGACGTCTGCGGGGCCGTCAAAGGCGAGACCAATCATTGGCTCGTCGCCGTCACGGTCTCAAACCGCGCCGGCATCATGTTTATTCCCGCCGAATGCGTTGAGGAGTCTCGCAATCCTCTGGCGGTCTATGAGGACATCTGCGGCCACGATTGCGCGCACAAGCACTTCTCCCGCTGGCTCGAATCCCCGTGGACTCTTCCAGCCCAACCCGAAAGGCAATCCGCATGACTGACAAAAGGCTCTATTCGTCCGATGAGATCGACGATCTCTGCATCGAGTACGACAATGCCTGCATCGCGCTCACATCCGCGCAGCAGGCGCACTCGACAGCCAAGGCTGCGCTCACCGCGGTTGTCCAGACGCAGGGCGTGATCGCTCCGCGCGCCGACAAAACCACGCGTCTCGAAGGCTCGCTCTACATCGCCGATCTCACCGTCGGCTCAACCGTCGACATCGACGAGCAGGCCGTTGCCGAGCTCCACTTCGAACTCTCGCGCATCAAGAAGCCCGGTCTCTTCCGCCTGCTCTTCGATCGCAAGGTGAAGCATCAGCTTTTGAAAGATGCCGGCGACATCCTTCGCCTCAAGATCGGCGCCCTGGCTGAGGAAACGCAGAGCCGCCTGCTCGGCATGTTCGCGCGCTGCTTCGACGTCAACTCAAAAGCTCCTTCGTTGAAGGTGTCGCTCGCGTCCGCCCTGGTCGAAAAGGAACGCGCCGCTGCCGAGCGCTCCGCAAAGAAGTCCAGAAAGGCCGGCAGATAATGATGTCGGACTATCAGAAAGCCGGTCGCTCTGATCTGGCCATCCTGGATGCGCTCTCGAAGTGCGCGGACGCCGTCGACTTCACATTGTTGCGGGAACTTGTCTGCCCGCGCGAACAGTGGATCAGCAACACCGCTCTTTCGTTTCATCTCTCAAGTCTCATCGACATTTACCGCGTCGTTTCGATTCCCGGAGCCGACAGCGACGTTCCGAAATATCGCATTACTGAGAAAGGCCGCGCCTTTCTCTGCGCTGCCGACGCGAAGAACATTTTCGGCGAGCGCATTGAGAACCATCCATTGAAGCCGAAGGGCGCGCAGCCGGCGGCCGCCCAGGTCACCATCTGCGAGCATCATGAACCCGAGGCGCCTGCCACCGCGCTGCTCTGCGTTGACGAAGAGGAGCTCGACAACTGGTGGGCGAATCTCGATGTCGAGGCCAAGGCCGACGCCTGGTCGCAATGGTCCCTCGGCAACGACGGCCGCAATTCGCATATTCACATCGAGAGCGGCGTTCCCGTCCTGGGCACCGTCGGCGAAACGGCAGAGGAGTGGAACGCGAAGGTCGAACGCCTGAAGGGCGCCGACTTGAAGACGCAGCTGCGCGAGAGCGTGCGGGCCACGGAGGCGCAATCGTGACGCCGAAGCCCATCGACACCTGGGGCTTCTGGCAGAAGTCCAAGGCCGCGCTCGACGAGCTGGCGGACGTGATGCAGATCTTCGGGACGCACATCGCCCAGGAAGGCGCGCTCGAACTTCCGCCGCACACTGTACATCACGCCAAGCGCGCTCTCGGCCAGTTCCAGGAGAACTTCAGCCTGCTCGTCCGCGAGCAGAAGCGAAAGGCTGCTGCGCGATAGCCGCCGTAGTTCGAATTTGAGGCAGGTAACAACGAAGCAAAAGGAGAAACGAGTGAAACAAAATAAAACTGGCTTCAACGACGGCGCATTCGTCGTCGTTCGCACTAACAATGCAGGCGTCTTTGCCGGCAACCTGGAATCGCGTGAAGGTGGAGAGGCCGTACTCGTCAACGCGCGCAGGCTCTGGTATTGGGATGGCGCGTGCTCGCTCTCGCAGATCGCTCTTCTCGGCGTCTCGAAACCGAAGAACTGCAAGTTCAGCGTAGCCGCTCCGCGTGAATTGCTGCTCGGCGTGATCGAGATCCTCGAAACGACCCCAGCTGCCGAAGAGAATCTCAAGGCGGTCCCGGAATGGCGCGTCTAGCCGTTCGCTCCGGCTCCGGCTCCGGCTACGGCTCCGGCTCCGGCTCCGGCTCCGGCTACGGCGACGGCTACGGCTCCGGCTCCGGCTACGGCGACGGCGACGGCTACGGCTCCGGCTACGGCGACGGCGACGGCTCCGGCTACGGCTACGGCTACGGCTACGGCTACGGCTACGGCGACGGCTACGGCGACGGCGACGGCGACGGCTCCGGCTACGGCTACGGCGACGGCGACGGCTCCGGCTACGGCTACGGCTCCGGCTCCGGCTAAACAAAAATTCGCGGCAGCTCTCGCGGTGCGCGAGCTGCCGCTCAACCAATCGCCACCCAACGAATTTTCAGGAGCAGCGAAAGCGATGAAACACACCTCCAGCTCCGATATCCCGCGCCACCGCAAAGATGCGGTGTCGTGGTCGAGCGAGCCCGAGGCCCGTGAGCGGATGCTGCGCGCTCCATTCTGCGGCTTTTGCCGCAAGCTGCTACTGGCCACCGAACCGGACGCCCGCAGCTACATCGGCCTGCTGTTGCATACCGAGCCGCGGAGGATTGACGGCTACACGCTGAAGCCATATCGCTGCCCGCGCAAGACTGGCTGGCACGTCGGCCGCAACCACAGAACCGCCGAGCTGCTCAGGAAGGGAAAACGATGACTGAATCTTCGATCATGCCCTCACTCTTTCCCGAATCGCAGGAGATGCGCCTGCAGCGCCTCGATGCGGAGATCCTGCACCTGCTCATGGGCCATGCCGGCGGCACGCTGAGGTTCCCGCTCGACGACAGCGAAAAGGCGGTGCTGCAATGCCTGCGTTACCGCCGCGGCCTGGCCAACGCCATGACCATTCGCGAGATCCAGTTGCGCACCAAGATGGAACCGCGCTCGATCAAGCAGGCTGTGCGCACGCTTCGCCTGAATTTCTGCCTGCCCATCGCAAGCTGGAAACACGCGGATCGCGGCGGTTATTACCTCATCGTCGACGAGGCCGATCGCGCGGCATGGGTAAAGGACGTGCTCGACCAGGTGCGCGCCGAAGTGGCCGTGCTGCGCGCCGCCGCCGGCCGCCAGGCGGGGCTGGAACTTCTCGGCCAGCTCCACATGGAGATGGAGCAGGACACGGAGATCGCGCATGCCTGAATTGCCCATCACTATTGGCCAGATCCTCGTGATGCGCGGCGGCTTCGAGCAGGTTGCCGACGACGCCGAGAAATCCGGAGCCACGCGCCGCAACGCGCGCCTGCTGATCCAGTTGCTGGACGAGCTCGTGGAACGGCGCGAGAAAGAAGGCCGTCGTGGATAGTCCTCGCGAAAAAGCCATCCTCGCCCTTGTCAGGTCGGCGCGCAAGCAATCCGACGCTTTCATCGTCGTCGGCATCTTGCCCGGTGGCCGTTTCTTCTACGACTGCGACGATCGCATTCCCGTGCCCGATCTGCATGGCGCGCTGGTCAACAACGTCGATGCCATCTGCGCAAGCGTGGCCCGCGTGCGCAAGGAGAGGAGTCAGTCATGACCGACAAAAAAGAGGTCGATCTGTTTGAAGACCACGGCGATCGGATGCTCGGCTTCGCGATCCTGTGGCTGTTGACGCTGGCGGCCTTCCTCCTCGGGTTCTGGATCAGGGGGTGCATGCGATGATCCACGGCAGAATCCAGGCCGACGCACCCACGCCTGAAGAGACGCAGACGTTCACCGTCTCGGGCGGCATCTATCAGCTCGCCTTTGAGCTTGCGGCCGAGGCCGCGACCGGCATCATCGACAACTCTTGTAATTGGTGCGAGATCCATGACGACGAGCGGTGGCTCGATTTAAACAGCCTTGAGCCCGGCGACTGCGATCGCGAGCTTCGGTATTGCGAGGCACGCGAGCTGCTGCGTCACCATCCGTCGCTTCCGCACCTGGTGCAGATCATCGAGGGCAAGATATGACGACACGCGCTCTGCCGCCCGACATGCCGCGCTGCAAGTCTGGCCAGAATCTCTTCACCGTTGCTGAAGAGAAGCGGATCCGCCTCAACGCGGAACGTTATTCGTGGACCGAACTGGGAGAGCTGATGGGCCGGCATGGAAAGAGCGTGCAGAGATTCGCGAAATCGCGTTGCATCAAGGGAAAAGTTGCCCGCACGCATCGGTATCCAGAAACGCGGAAACCGCCCACGCCGGTACCCATGCCTGCATCACTGAGTCGAATCGATCGCATGATGGAGCTCGTCGAAAGGATTTGCGCGTAATGGCCGACATCATCAAGACATGGCCGGCGAACGTCGATGCGCGAACTGTCGCGGAGATGTTCTCCGCCAGCTTGCCGCCCTGGTGCACTTATTACTTCACGCTCGGCCGGGGCATGCCGAAAGTGAAGGTCGATCGCCTCTGGTACACCTGGCGCGGCCGGATCCTCGGCTACTTCTATATAGACGAGATCATTGTGAACGACGGCTCTCTGCCGCGGCTGCACAGCCTGACCGGCGGTGAGAGCGAATGGCAGATCGCAAAGGATGCGAAAGTCGCCATCTGCTCACCGCCATGCATGCGCCTGAAGGAGCGGCTCTTTCACGAAGGCTTTCGCGGCTGGCGTTACTTCAACATCGACGGCTGGCGCACGAATCCGGAATCGAGGCATCGCCTATGAATGAAGTTCCTATCGGCGCGAAATGCTCTGATTGCGGCTGCTGCCTTGCAGTCGTCAAAGCCGGCGACGATTTCGTGTGCTGGGAGTGCGACGCCGGCGAGCCCTGCAAAGGCAAGCGCGCTCCACAACCTCCGCCCGCGTACCGCGCCGTTCCGACACGGCCGTTCGCCGCACCAGTAGAGGAGAAGACTGTGACGATTCATAGCAGCAAAAAATCGACGAAGCGTATTCCAGACGACATCCGCGCAGCCATCATCTCTGCGGATCCATCCATTTCGCATTCCGACCTCGCGCGCAAACATGGCATCAGTGACGTGACCGTCTTCTTGATCCGGAAGAAGGCAGGCATCTCGCTCGTCAAAGGCAAACGCGCAGCGAAGCCCGCGAAAGCTGCAAAGCCGGAGCGGCGCCTCAAGGTCGCGACCATCGGGAAGCGCGAAATCGGCAAGCTCACCGTAAAGATCGAGATCGACGAAAATGGCGCGGACGCGCTCTGGCGGGCATTCACGCTTGAACAAAAGGCGATTGCCATTCGCGCGGCTTTCTTTTCGAATCTGGGGGCGCGATGAAGATCAACTGCACAAAGTGCGGGCAGCCGGTTGATATGCCCGCGGTGCCCCAACCGCAAACGATGAACACGTCGGGCGCGAGCCTGATCCTGCTCGAACATCCGAAGCCCGGCTTCTGCCTCACCTGCAAAGTGCAGGTCGCCATCGTGCTGCAGAGCGCGACTCTCAACCTGGTCGCCGCGCCCGTGGTCACAGCCAAGGAACCGCCGCTCATCGTCGCGCCGGCGGCCGCGCTGTCCGCTCTCAAGAATGGGAAAAGTTAATGGCCCTTTACAACTTCCAGAAGCGTTTCGCCCCGCCGATTCTCAGTGGTAAGAATCGTCACACGATCCGCGCCAAGCGGAAGCGGCGTACGCAGCCCGGCGAGATGCTTCACCTCTACACCGGTCTGCGACAGAAAGGCGCGCAGTTGTTGATGCGGACGCGCTGCACGCGGATCGAAGAGATACTCATCTCTTCGGATTGCCAAGTCCAGATTGACGGCGTGTTGCTTGATTCGGCAGAGCGCGACCAGCTCGCCCGGAGCGACGGTTTCAAAGACTTCGTGGACATGATGGTTTTCTGGAATGGCCGCAGGCCCTTCCGCGGTGACATCATCCACTGGCGTTTTCCGCCTACATCGCACACACAAACTCGGGAGATGGGACCGTGCGCCAATGTCAGCGCCCCGGCTGCAAGAAGTCAGTCGAGGGCAGCAATCGTTTCTGTTCCAAGGAATGCCGACGCCAGGACTACAACGAAGAACGACACGCGCTCCGCGCCGCGATCCGCGCCGGCCAGCGAAAATGCCCGACATGCGGGCTGATGCATAAACCGGAGGTAAACCATGAGCCAGCCGATCACAGCCAATCAGATGCGCCGCCTGCAGACCTTGTACGGGCAGCTCGCAGCGCACGCCCTCGAAGGCAGCGATCGCGAGTCGCGCCTGAAGTGGGTAAGTGACCAGGTGGGCCACGCCGTCGCGAGTTTCAAGGATCTGACCGCCGAAGAGGCGCATCGCCTGATCGACGGGCTGCAAGGCCAGATGCATATGAAGTTCCCGGCGCAAAGAAGCCGCCGCCGGCCACGGCTCGATCGCGATGCCGCGCATCGTGCGGGCACCGAAGGCCGCAAAGGCAACACGAGCCGCGAGGTTACCATCGTCTCAGAAGCAGACCTGGCGCGCATTCGCTACGCGCTCGATCTGCTGGGCTGGAATCAGGCCCAGCTCGACGCATGGCTCTCTTCGCCGCGCTCGCCGCTCGGCCGCCGCGCCAATCCATCGATCCGCACACTTGCCGACGCCAACCGCGTCTGGTGGGCACTGAAGCGCATGGCGATCCATCGTGGGCTGTGGAAAGAGAGAGTCGCGTGA